TGAAGTTGTTACATTATCGGCGTCTTTGAGAATAGTCATAACTGTGTTGTAAATCTGTGTCCCGGGAGCAATGGTAAGATAAGACGGATTCATCTCGTCAACCTCAAACACATTGTCGTCCATATCCATAATATGCGTTGTACCGTATTTAGCCTGAAGTGCCTTAATCCAAGCATAGAACTTTTTAGAGTAGATATATGAGGTGTAGATTATGTCATAGTTCTCGCCAATTTTGTCCCATTCCAACTCTTCCTTGGCTATATCACCCGCTGACAATTTTTTGACAAAGTCAACCTGAATATCTGTTCTCTTTGTAAGTTGTGACAGGGGATTAACAATCCTCCACCAGTCAACTGACGACTGAGTAAACTTGCCGTCTTTCTTCCTATACCAAGTATTAACTGCTAGTATCTTCATTTTGAGTGGGTTAATTGTTTAATCATGTTTTCAATTCTTTCGACCTCGCTCAGATCGTGACGCTTGTGAGCATCAATAAGAGCATATCTTAGACGCTCCAACTGTTCATTATTAGTTTGGGAATAAATTTCATTCAACTTATTGGTTACTTTTCGGGTATTGCCGAGCTTGCTTCTAAACTCCTCGTAATAATTGAGGTCGTGCTCTCGGGTAGATTTACTAGATTTAACAATATATATCATTATTTTTCTTCCGGGCGGGTGAGTTTCCCCACCCGCCCATAACTCATCACTCTTATGACTGGTCAGTAGCACCAGATTTAATCTCGATAATCCAAGTGGACACGAGTTTAACCGGCGCAAAAGTCATCGCCCATCCGACAGTGTGGTATCTGTTCAGAGGGTTGCTGGTATCTCCATCGTTCGGTGTCTTGACATAGATTTTCTTTTCATCACCATCTAAATCAGTCACACCAAGAGCGTTTTTACCATGAATAAAAGAGTGGATAATGTCAGCACTTGAAGTGCCTCCATTAGCTGTCTCTTTCCAGTTGGTCGTTTCTAAGAAACGAACGCCGTGAAGACGACCCAACTCACCCTTGTACAGGTTGTCACCATCTTTGTAGGTGTGAGCATTTACCCAAACAGAGTCGCCCATAAGGTCATAAGAAGCGTAAGGTGAGGTCTTTCCTAAGAAATAACCATCACTATATCTCATTGCTTTGTTGGCTTTGAGAGTTCTCACTGCTTTTCTGACTTCGGCGGCTGACAGGGTATCGGTGGTTCCAACATCAGTCAAAGCAGCTGAACTAGCTGCTAACTGAGCGGTTGCACCGACTAATGCTTTTTCCCGAACCATTTGGTCACGAGACTCACCTGCATTTTGTGCATGAACTTCAACTGCACCCTTCATTTTTCGATCAACGGCGGTCAAAGACAATAGTTTAGAGACTTTGGAATAAGATCCAAATTCCGAAACCGTGACTGAGACGTTAGTTGCCGAAAGGTTTACACAAGTTGGATTAGAAGCTTCCGTAAGGGCAGCTGTGATAATCGCAAGCGGCGTATAACGCTGAAAGTATGCAATCTTACCTGAACCTTGAGGAAGGGGCCGTTTTTGAGCTCCTTCTTCGTGAATAAGCCAGTGCTTAGCAGTTTCTATGAATAATTTATCATAGTATTTCTGCATCAACTGACTTAATGCTGTAGTTGTACTAGCCATATATTTTCATCTCCAATTATCGGGCCTAATTTATAATTACCCGACTATTCCTACCTTTTCCTCAATTTCTTTTAGCGATAGATTTTTGTCATTGTTTATCCCTTGAGAGGTAGCAGGTGTCGGTCTATTAGCCTGCTCAGAAACATACCTTGCGGCAGTTTCTGTTGCATCTGCCTGAGCTTTGTCTACACTTTTAAGGTAAGGTTTCATCAGTTTGTCTACATACGTCTTTACAGAGGTATGCGGATTAGCCTTGACTATTTCCTTTACCGCTTCAGTTACTACGTCAGACAGATCGGGGTCAAACTGCTCACTCTTCGGGTCAAGTGCCTTATACTTAGTCATTGAGTCTTGCGCTTCTTGGTTAATCCTATTCAGATTTTCCTGTTGCGCCATTCTTATTCTGACTATGTTGTCGGCCCTGCTAATGGCGGATTGCTCGCCCATTTGTCTTTCCCGTTGGAGTCTTTGATTAATCTCATCAACGGAGTACTCCTGCCCAGCCTGTATCTGCGGTTCTGCCTGATATTGTTGTTGAGGTAAACCCCCTAAGTTTTCAGGACTGAACTTATACCGATCAGTTGCTTGGCGAAGCTGTCCAGACAAATTGTTCGCTTCCTCCCTAGCTTTGTTTCTTTCCCGCACGAGTTTACGAATTCGCCCTTCTGCAGAGCGACTTTTAACCCCTTCACTTTCCGTTGTTTCGCTTTCGGCTTCACTCGAGCTAGCCTGCTCTCGTTCGACCTCTTGCTCTTCAACTTCCGGTGCTATGTTTGTTTCCTCTGCTGGCGTTGCAGCGGGGCTGTTATCAGCTACAGCCTCTTGGTTTAACGCCCTGTCTTCTATTTCGTCCATATTTGGCGATAAATTTTTAAACGTCCACTAAGTAGGACGACACTTGACTTCATCTAGTGGCTGGCTAGTTTCTGTCAATAGCGCTTCTTGAGAAGCGGTTGATCCTTGTCGTTATATCCCCTAAACTCCTTGTTAATTCCGATATAGACTGCATGAGTCAATTCACAACTTTTGCAGACCAAGTAACTTCCCTGTTGTCTCCAATCATGATGACCGGATGGGATGAACCTATAGCTTGGTTTGTTGAAATCAAGTACTTCATATTCCCCCCAGTCTTTATCCTTCTCCTTGTTTAACAATTTCTCGGCTTCCATCAATTCGGAAAACAAAGCTCTCGAGCTTGTCTTTAGTTTCTTTGGCAATCATTGTCAAGATGCCAATATCCCTAAAGTCGGCTCCCTTCTCTATTGCCTTGTTGACTATCTCGTCTAATTCGCTTGTCAAAGAGCTAATAATTCTCTTTGCTATTTCCCAACCTCTTGTCTGACTCATCTCGTAAAGTGCGGCATCTTCCGGGTCTAAGCCCTTAGACTTCGCTCTTTCATCCTCTACGTCAGCCCTTGCTTGTCTGATCGTATTTATAAAATCCGGTCTAGTAGCTGAGTCCTCCATTTTGGGGAGGGGCTTGCTCGACTTGTGCTTGTTGTGCTTGACCATTCATAGCGTTTTGAACTGGTATTTGTCCTGTCTGCATTTGTTGTAGTATCTGTTGAAACCGCATTGAGTCTTGATTTAATACTTGGTCAGACTGTCCCCCTTCGCCTACTTCTTCAATAATCTTGTCCCAGTCTTGAATTCCTGAGTTAGACATAATTCGGGCAATGAATTCGCCATAATTAACTTTCTTTCCCTCTTTTAACAACATCTGCTCGAACTTTGGTATAACCTCAATTAGTTGAACAAGCGCTTGCATTTGTTTTTGCTGATCAACCGCATAGGTCGAGCCGGAAATGAGTTCGTAATCAAAGGTTGTGCTGTTTCTGGCGTCTTTCTTGACAATCAATTGACCACTGTTTTCGTCGTACATCTTCCCTATTTCTGGATATTTGGCCGAAATAGACTTGATTTCATCCTCAAAAAGCCGGATTTTAATAGCTCCTGATTGTTTCTTACAGATTAGGTCAACAAACTTGCGCATTGTCTGCTCAAGTGTCTTTTCCATATAATATCTGTCCCAGTTATCTCTTGAAGATTCACGATTGGCCTGCATCCTTAATGCTTCAGGAGTCTTGCCAAACCCCGGATCAACACTTGCGGCAATTGCAGTTGATGATGTTCCAAACATGTTCAAAAGTGAAGCGTCTAGCGACTGTTTGGTGTTGTTGAATGATTGAATACCTTGTGGTGTCAGATTTAGCACTTGAGCCGAACCCATTTTAGTCATTAGCCACTTAGCCGCCGGACTCCATTTAATCGTTGAGGGAATAATGCCGTTTTTGTCAAGCATGACGGGCGGGAAGATGGATATTTTGATGGCATCTAAATACAGATTCCAAAGGGAATTGGTTGCATATTGCATTGACTTGCCACGCTCAAAGTCACCCATACCCATAAAGTCGTCAATTAATGGAATTGAATACTTGTTGACTATTGGAATTTCGTTAGTTTTGTGGGGATTTTCGATATCTCGTATTTCCTGATCTGCTGCCGGAACATAATCCACCCATCTGTCTTGCTCAAACATGGTGTAGAGCTCAAAATAACCGTCACCTTTGGAGGATTGTGCATCTGGATATTCGCTTGCCTCACGTTGTGACTGGTCTTCTGAGTCCTTGCTGTCTTTATCCCCGGATTTCGTTTCTAAAAGAGCAATAACAGTATCAATATTCTTATAATTCGGTTTATCTTTGAGCGCTTTAAAGTACTCTATTGATCGCCATGTACGAACAGTAAAATAATCTGAATCGTCAATACTGACAGCTCCAACTTGCGGGAAGACATCACGGATGGGTATCAGCCACATATCCGGGCCAATATAACCGTTCTTCTTCACATCCCAATCAATCATGGCAAAGAAATTGCCATAAATGTTAGAGTACAAATCCATCATTCTTAACTTGGTAAGAAAATCAAACTGAGCATTAGCGTTTCTGATTACATATTTTTCAAGGATTAGATTCATTAGAAGCGACCCGCCTTCGTCATTTCGGGAAATTGCCCTAACCTTACCCGTAGGTAACTGGCTCATTACCCGAGCTGAACGTTCAATTACAAAGGTGGAGAGTTTAGGATCAAAAACTTTGGATTTGGCCGTGTTAGACAGTTCGTCGTTCAGCGTGCCTTGAAAGATTTTCTCGTATTCGTCCCAAAGAACCCGCTTATCGGCAAGATAATCATTAGATGCCTCTATTCTGTCTTTAATTTTATTTGTTAGTTCACTCATTTTTGACAAAAAAAAGGCCCCGAGGTACAACCGAGCTTTTAACTCAACTGTACTTCGGGGCCAACGACATTATAGTCGCACACCCAAACTTAATACATCATACTATATCACCTATTGGCTGTCAAATCCTTTTTCAAGTTATACTTCTTTCTCTTCATCCTATCAACCCGCAAGGTATTGATGAGGGGGTTCCCATTCTCTACTCTAATACTAAAAGTAATCGTTCCATACCCTATTTTGTTGACAGCCTCATTTTCAATGATCGCATGAAAAATCCTTTTGTTTTCTATTTCAATATCCATCATGTTCTAAAACAACATAATCTATAATATTGCCATCATTGACACGTAAGGTGAAAATAAATACTCCGGCTTTTACTTTTCCAATGTCCCTCTCGATGTCAGAGTGCACATCACGATTGTGCGCCCTAATGACAATGGCATAAGGTGTTCTATTTGGTTGTGTGTTTTTGTTCATAGGCCATAAGAGCCGGAATGTTCATAAAATGTTTACCCTCTAATACTTGATTGTCTGTTGTTCCAATAACCGTTGTTCTTTCAAACTCTTTTCTGTTTAAGAGCATTCCAACCGTATGTTCAGGGTTCCGTATGATCTCTTTACCTTTTTTAAGATATTGAGGGATATTGTTTCTTGGATCATCTGACGAGTGCAATATTTCTCGGCCTTCCTTAACTTCTATATAACCTGGGTAAACGGTTTTGCCGTCATCAAGAATGATCTTGGTCTTGTCACAGACCACAAAATTGTCTTTATTGATCATGTTAATTAATAATTAATAATTGCCTTGTTCATCAAACAGGTGCTCATTTGGTAAATCCGATATCACCTTTTGGGTTTCAACCTCTGTCATCGGTTTTTCACAAATCTGATACATTTGCCAAACGATTGCTAGAGCCATAATGAGATCGTCATGGGCGTTTTTTTCAGCTTGTGCTTTCCATGAGCTTGATGTTTGCATCACAACGAAAGAAAACATTTCATTGATTGTTAGTTTGTCGTATATAGTTAAGGTTTTTTTATCTATGGCATTTTTGAGGTCTTGGAGCATTTTAGGTCTAGTCGCTGTATTTGTGTCCCACCCTAAACGTACTGGATCGGGGGCACTATCCCTGCCAAAATTAGGCATCTTAAAGATTTCGTATTTACCACGAAGATTAATACCAGCTAACCGATCAACAAGAAAAGCCCCACCATTCTGCCGCTCAATAGCCACGATTGGTTTGATGTTGGTTGTGTCGTATATCTTTTCAAGTACTTCGGCTAGCTTAGGAATAAAGTCAGAAGTCGTTACTTTTGAATGAAATACTAAAGGAACATCAATTTTAGTCTTTGAGAGGAACTGTGCAGCAGTATAGTCCAACCCTCCACTTGCAGTATCTACGGCACATAACACGAACTCACCCTTAGTTATGGCTCGATATTGTCTAAAATTACCCATAGATAACTCCCTCACTTATAACGCCTTTTGCCTGCCGTAAATACCATTGAAGTGCCTCACTGTTAAAGTATGTTTCACCACTGGTCAAAAACGCATCCTGAGCCGTTTCCGGGTATTCTTGCTTATATAATCGGCCCAATTCTTTCTTCTTCTGCTCCAAGTATTCCTTGCTATACAATAGTGAAGCCGCAAAAAAGATAGGATTAAAACCTGTTTCGCCTAAGACCGATTGATCCCAAAACTCTTTACCCTCGTTAAAACCGTTAGCCGTTGACTCTATAACCACCCGCCCATCAGGTCTAAGCGCTCCAAGAGCCGAGGCTAATAGTTTTCTGAAATTCTTATAAAAAAACGCCTCAGACATGTGGATATTCTTAACTGTCTTAGACCGCCCAAACTCAGTATTTTCAGCCGTACCGATTTGATAACGGCTGTTTAGTACTTCATTCACGAGTTCGTACTTAGAATTGTATTTTAGTGGGATTTTGTAGCCGGTTTTTTCTTCATAACTCCTAAGATAATACTTAACCCTGTCAAGTAATCCGATGGCATTGTCGGTAATATCAGCTATCACCAAAGACCAAGAGTTTGGATCCAATATAAAGTCACCCACGAATATTCCGCCTATCTCACTTGAAAAGCCTTCTTGCCTTGCCTTTAGAATTATGTCCTTACCAGTAGCTTTATCGATAAACATCTTTTGGGGATTGTTTAGAATAAAGGGCACGTCTTTACCTTCTTTATTAATGATGTTTAGCCTTGATTCAATAAACTTTTCGTAGGGCCTATATACCAAATTCATTCTTTTCGTTTTTAAGAAAATTATTAATTTGCACTGCTACTTGTCCTTGTTGGCCTTTGCCCTCTAAAAACTCACCCGCCTTCACCACTTGATCAATCCGTCTTTCCTTTGGGATAAGCTCTAGTAAACGCTTTTGCACAAGCGCTATCCCTTTTTGTTTACACTCTCTAATGTAGTTGTCGAAAATTGTCGAAAATTCTTTCATTTCATCCGGAGTTGGTTGTTGAGCGTAGATTGCTGCAGAGCTATGATCTATACCAAGTATTTCTTCAACCTTACGCAAGGAATAACCATTTAATACTAATGACTTAGCAATTACTTTCTTTTCGGGCTGTGTTAGTTTTTTTAGGTCTTTATCTGTCATCTGTTTTAACACTGACTTTTAACGCTGTCTGCTGTGGTATCTTGAATAACTCGGCTATTTTGTTCTGCTCATACTCGCCTGTTGTAAAAGTAATCTTATATCCACCATCTCTATCCGGGCCGATTATCTTGTACCCGTCTGCTCCAAATTCTATTATCATATTAATCTAAACCTATAATGCTCTAATTCGTTGTGATGCTCTAAAATGACTGCCCGCTTATTCAAGCAGTCGGGATTGAAACACGCCTGAAAAAACCCCCCTGTCCTTAT